GTCCAACAATCGAGCCCTGGCTTGTGCATCCAATCTGTTTATGTCTTCAATAGTTGCTGCATCAGGTGACATTCTAGCCACCTTGTCTCGATTCGCAGACAAAATACGATTGTAATCATCAACAAATAACGTCTTGTCAATGCTTATATTATCTTTGATGTCTTGTTTTAGTGTTGGTGATATATTTAGAGTGTCTATACTTTCGAGGATTTCATTGATGTCTGCATCTGCCATACCCTCCAAATCAAATGCAGGCTTGACCTCTGTGGGTCTTACTGCCATCATTTGACCGAGTATGTTGTATGATGGTTCTGTACTAGGCTTTTGCGCACTGATCAACTGGCCATCTGTAAACTTCATAACCTTGTTAAATGCTTCACCAACTTTACTTTTGGCGGCTTTTGCAATGATGTCTGCTACCCTACTTTTGTCTACCATTGTATTTTTGGTAATCCATTGCAGGTTTTCCAAATCTACATTCTTTGGGGCAATTTCAAAAAACAACGCACGACCATACATAGTCGCTAGGTTTTGTTGTGCCTTTTGTAATCTTAATGGGTCCGATGGGTCTACATCATCAAATGCCCTACGTACCATGTCCTGATTTGCATTTGGTAAATTACGAACCAAACGTTCATCCTTTAAAGCAGATTCTATGTCAAATCTGCGTTTTGTGTTGTCTAGTAAAAATAGAGATTCATCGTACTCTTTTAAAATTTTTGCAGTGTCTTCATTGTTCATCATCTTTTGACGGAACTGCAAAGAGGCATCTACAGGCTCTGCACCTTTTTTTATCTGCAGGGCTATTTCTGTATCATCTAGTCCAACTCTAGCAAGGTCATCATATGTGGCAAACTCTTTATTGACCATACGTTCAGCCTCTAGGTTTCGGGCTACGTTGTTGCTCATGGTCAACATAACGTCCGATGTCTGCATACCCTTTGGCATCTTGCCCTTACCAAGCCGTTGTGAGATTTGTTGGGCACCTTGTATTAATGGCATCTCTTCAATAAAGGCTGTTTTCGCTGCTTTCTTTGCTGCTGCATATGATGGAGCATCATGTACCAGTTTGCTGGCTTGCATGGTCTTAATGTACTTTTGTCCACCTTTGACAGCACCGGAACCCAAATCAAAACTAGGCTCAACTAAATCCAATGCAAAGTAAGCTCCCTCGGTACCGAACTTCTGCCATCCTTCTAAGTTAAGTTGTTCAGATATAGCCTGACCTTCTCCAAATGCACCTTTGTTTCTTGCAATGTTGTCAGCAATAGCACCCATGTATCCATAGCCTTGATACAAAGGTGGACGCTCCGCTTCTCTCAATCGAGAAGTCATCATTGGATCAAAGTATGATTCACCAGGTGGTAGTTCTGGTAGCATACCTGTGTACTCCAATCCTTCCGCAATGGCACCCATCGCAGCACCACCAGCAATGTTTAAGGCATCTACACCCAAAGCAAGTCCGGCATTGGATACAGCAAAGGCGTTACGCAATACAAACCCTACTGTACTCTCGGTTGTACCACCAATTGCCGTTTCTGTTTCAAATGCCCCCACCTCATCATATAGTGGTAGGTCACTCAATATTGCTTTTCGTTTGTCAAGCGACTTCTTCCAGTCTGGATTGCCCAACTCTTTGTACGCTCGAACCCTTGCTACAGCATCTTGTCTACTTCCAAACGTTATATCTTTACGGTCTGACTTTTCATAATCTCCGTCACGTATCATGCGTATCAACTTCGCATCACGTTCGGCGTCGTAGACTACACCACCAGTTGGATTGTCCTGTAAATACGTCAATACCTCTTGGGGTACAAACTCAATGTCACCTTTGCCAACTTCAAACAAGTAAGTGACTGGCATGGACTGTGCTGCATTTCTTGGGTCTGCTATAGACCTTCTGTTCTTTTCAATGACAGATTCATATTTGGCATCCTCAATACTTTGAAAATATGCCAACTGTTCATCACTGTACATTGGCAAGTCTGTACCAGTTGTGCGTTGGTAATCTACAGCTGTGGCAGCAAGCTCTGACAAGGTTCCTGTACCAAACTTTGCTTTTGTTCTTGGGTCTAACTTCTCTGCTTCTTTTTGTGTGATTTTAGAGGGCTCTTCATACATCTTGTTGAGTTGTTCAACTGCTGCATCAAACACTTGTTTGTCTGTGTATGTCGGGTTCTCCCTCTTGGCTCTATCATACAAAGCCATAGAAGCATTGATGTATGCATCTTGCTCTATTGGTTCTTGCCCAAGTACATTTGACCTCAATAAACCCTCAAATGTTTGTCTTGCGTTTATTGTAGTAGGCTTTTCAATCTGGGCTCTAACATCACCTATGGTTTGTTGCCTACCAGTGGCTATACCAAGCAAGTCGTACATGCCCATACCTGCACTGGTTGCTTCAAGTGGTGGTGACAATCTATTTAAAGTACGTTCGTAGTAACCACCAAATGAAGGCAACTGACCTGACCCTTTAAGCACATCCAGTTCCATCAGTCGCTGTTGCTTTTGCTCTGGTGTGTATGTGGGATTGTTTTCTATTGATAATTTTGTCAGGTCATATTGAGTTTGAAACCCAGGCTTATCCCCTCCAATATAGGTTTCAAGGACTTCCATTTCTTGAAGGTCTTGCGCTTCTTGCAACGCTAGTTGAAATTCTTCCGGTGTATCGCCTATGGGTTTATTGAGAATAATCTCTAACTGTCTTTTGGTAGGCTTTGCCATACGTCACCGCTTGTCTGTAATTACTGCTAAGTACATTAAGTCTAACATGTCCAATGCTTTACGCTTTTGACTTTTATCACTGATTCCAAGTCGTAGTTGCTGTTGCGCATTTTTGTACAAACTTTCAATCTCGTCTGTTTTGGTATCATCACTTACTGGAAACAACGATACGACCAAGTTCTTTGTGTCTTGTGTTAAACCACGTATGTCATCACCCAATCGAGCATACTGTCCAGGTTGATTATCCTGCAACGTTTTTACACGCTTCATGTTGCGTGCTTTCTTCGGGTCCATTGTCTTGGCAAGCATGTCAAGTATGCGCTTCTTTGTTTTCTGATACTCTTTGCTAGACACTCCAAAGGCCTGTTGAGCTTGCATCAATAGTTCAAGAGCAGTCTGTTGCTTTTCAGCTGGTCCCAAGTTTTTGACAGCATCAAATCGTTGTTGAATAGGGTCTGCTGTTTGTTGTGCCATAACCTCATCAAACATCGGCAACCGACCCATTTTACGTATTGGTTGTCGTGTTGGTGTTGGTGTTGGTGTTGTAGAGGGTTGTTCTAGTGGAGTTCTTAAAAACGCATTGATACGGTCTATTTCTTCTTGTGTAGCTCTTCCTTTTAAATCAGGTCCAACATCCACATTGTCCTCAACTATTTGTTGCGTTGGTGTTGTCATTTCCATAGCAGACATGTCTAAGGACTCTCTAGGTCTTGCACCTTCAACAACACCACTAGGACCTTGTTGTACACCCATACCACTTTGACCAGACATAACCATGTCCAAACCACCTTCTTGCATGGCGGCTTCAAGTGGTGGCAGGGAAGGCTCCTCTGTTTCTGTGGCTTCCGTTACAGTTTCTGCAACAGGCTCTTGTGCTGTCTCCTCAACACCCAAGGTATCCATCTCTGCACGCCTACCAAACAGTCCACGACGCTCACGTGGCTGTGGTGCAAACTTGTCTCCATATATTTCACGTGTGCGCTCAATCACATCTACAGGCTCTGTCTGCTCCATGCCCAATGCTTCAAGTTCCGCCTGTAGTTCTGCAATACGGGCTTTGCGCTCTTCTATCAGTGGTGAATAGTCTACATCACCCAGTTCTGGTATGTCTTTTGTGCGTACTTTACTTGTAACCGTTCGTGGGTCTTCATCAGTTCCAAATGTGGTTGTAGTACCTGGTTGCATTGTGCCACCACGTAGTTCATTTTCTTCGTACCACTCTTGAAACTTTCCTTCGTTGTAATCACCTAACGTGTCAAGGTCTTTGTTAATTTTGTTTACACGTCTATTGTTTCTTGCAAGTGAATTATTGTTTTGCTTTTGAAGTTCTAGTTTTACATCGTAGTCTGTGTAATCACCAGTGCGTTCAGCTGCTGACTTTGCCAACTGCACCTCTGTCACCAATGCTGCTTGTTGCTTTTTAAGTCTTTCGTTGTCTTTTCTTATATCTGCTGCTTCTTGATTTTTTTCAGCGATGTACTCACTACGTCTTGGTGTGCGTTCACCTCTGCCAGTACGTGTACCACTAAAGCCCTTACGTGTTGACACAGTAGTTGTGCCCAAGCGTTCTGCTTGCTTTTGCTCCTGACGCTCTCTACGACCCTCTTCTTTTACCTCTTCAAGTTCAAATCTAGATATATCGCGCTGAAGTGCAGCCTGTTGTCGGTTTAACTCTTTACGGGCTTCACGGATACGATTCTGTGCTTCTTGATTTGATATGCGACCTGCTTCTGCTTCACGCAATGCTTGGTCCTGTGCTGCTTTGTACAGCATATACTTTTGCTTGGTTACAAGGTCTGCCCATGACTGACCATTGCTTGTTCTACGAGGGTCACGACCACTGCCAGTTATGACGTATACGCCTTGTCCACCTACTTGCTTAATAGCCACGTTCGCCTCCATAGATGCCAAACCTAGTTCCAGTCAATGCGTCGCCTGGTATATTTAGATTTTCTAAAATTTTGCGTTGTCCAATGTTTGCAAAGTATTGGGCTATTTCTTCATCGTCCATACCAAGCTCAAAGTACATGTAGTCATACTGCTCCTTTGGTGGTAATGATAATATGTCATTAACTGTTGGCATAGTTAGAAATCCTGCCTGACGCGCTTTTTGTCGTAAATCACGTTGTGCTGTCAATCTATCCATTGGACGCCCTTCTCGTTGTAAGAAGGCTAAATCCATAGATTGTGGCTCTTCTCCCAACAACCTAGATAATGCCATTTGTCCAACAGCTGCTTCTGCACCGGCTTGGAAAGGTGCTGTTAAACCTTCTGCTCTGGCTCTGCGATACTGTGCCTGTGCTGCTTCAAGGTCTTTGATTTCTTGCTCTTGTTGCGCTTTACGAGTTAAGTCCATGCCAAGTATCTGCGAAGCCAAATCCGCCTCTAGACGCTGTCTACTCTCATCCTGCATCTGTTGACCCAACAAAGCCATTTGTGGCTGTGCTGTGGGCTGTGTAAGCCTTGCACGCTCTGCCTGTGCATATTGCTGCGCCTGTTGACGTGCTCCACGCATTTGTGATTCGATTTGAGCACGTTCACGCTCTGTTAATCCAAGCGCACCCATCTCTTGTTTACGCTGCATTTCTCGCAATCGTTTTCTTTGGTCTCGTTCGTACTTGCTTGGTATGATGTCTGGCAAAGCACCAATGGCCGTACCACCACCCGCCAACAATGCCGCTGTACCTAATGTTCCTATTGCCATAGTTCACCTACACATGAAATGTTTCTATTGTAAAAGATTGACAGTTAATCTGCCCCTTCTCAACCTTGGCATTGACCGCCACTGAGAACTTGTATCTGCCTGCACTCAATGTTAACATACGTGTCATCATTATGCTTCGATGACCACACGCATTTGCCTGTGCACCTGGATTTAAAAATACACCCACTATGTTGTCAGCATTTTCCCACACATATGCTCTTGTACCATCGTATTGTGTAATCAAACCAGCCTTCTCATATTGCAACTTAAACTTACTTTCCCATAAACCATTGCCTGGTCCTCTAGTCACAGTGCTGTTAATGGTAGATGCCGCTTTTGCATAAAACGTAATCATCACTTTGGTGTTGTCCTTGGTGATAACAACTTCAGCACCAGTATTGCTTAGCGATTGATAATCTTCAACCGTAGTGCTTGTTTGATTGTCGCTTTTAGTGGTTGAGGTGAACCAGCTATATGCTTGTGGTAGTCGTAACTTTGATACACCCTGAAGAGTTTTAGAAACAAAGTCACCAGTTTGTACAGAAGTAATAAGACGAGGGGTAGCAATACTTTCTCCAACAACGGTATCCACAGATACGTCAGCAGCAATGATTTCTTGGTTAACATATTCCCTCAATGCATCTTCATTGGATGCGTGATTGGTAGCCGATAAAACAGCACCGTCTACATATGTAAATGGTTTGGTAAATGCCATCAGTTCTCCACTACAATAACTTGTATGTGATTGTGCTGTATGTTTATTGAGTTGCTTGCCAAGCCAACACATGCTTGCAGTTCTATAGAATCAATAACGTTACCCGCAGCCAAATAATGTACAGCACTTATGATGCAATGTTCACTGTTGATGGTGTACCACTACTATTTAAGGACATCTTCAACTGAAACGCATAAGTATTGTGATTTATTTGACCTGACGTTCCATTTCCATCATTGCTATTTAACGCTGTTTCACCAACCAGTCCGGTTGCATGCACACGCACTATTGTATCTCCATGCGTACTGTAATTTGGCAAGACCTTACTTGGTGTGCCGGCTACATTTTCAATCGTTGCCATGGTAACACTAGTGGTATTCCAGTTTGCTGTTCCATCATAGTCAAATGTAAACAAACTTGTAATACTGTTGGCATCACTAAAGTGTTTTCTTTGCGCCCACTCCGTGTCCAGGTTCACATCTTGCACACTATCACCAGCAACACTATTATACACAGCATTGAGTTCTGCTGCTGTAGGAGCTTGCCCACCTTCAAAGTATTGATTTGTGATTTTACTCATGTTTACCTCTTGGTGTTGCAAACCCAAATGGATGCACCGTATATCTCCATTCTTGACGTTGGATTGGTGCTTACATTTAGTTCGTCCTTCGGATTTGTTGTTATTGTTTGCCACCGCAAGTCTAGGCGTACAGGTTGTGAGCCTACAAACAACTTAAATGGCACTGTAAGGTTTTGAAGTCTAGGATAAACTCTACCTGTCTCTGCTATCAACACATCGTTACAGAATATACCCCAACGTGTGTACCAATCACCACCAAACTGTTCATCAGACGAACCATCGTTTATGATGTCCAACCCATGACGATAGTTGATGTCAAAACATCCATGTAAAGTTCCACTTTCAGTGTCAAACTCTAAGACAAACTTATTAAAATCAGATTGTATATCTGTCAAGTTATTCCACCGACTTGACCAACTGCTGTTTTGCAAGTCAAAAGTGTACAGTGGTAAATGGATATTTAGTCCACCTTCAAAGGTGTTCCATCTACGCACAAAAAAGTAGTTTTGTGTTTGTCCAATAAACTTAAATCTTTTTACATCAGATGCAGCTGTATCTGTTTTGACTGATGGTGCCATTTTAAGTTTGTCTATAGTAGCAACTGGAAAGTTCTGACCATCAATTTTACCGTTGTACTCACCCACAACCATACGAGTGTTGTCATTAATGTTCTCTGGTTTAACCTGGTCAAGGTCCTTTTGTCCTACCTGTGTAAATACTTTCATCGTGACACCTTTGTGGACTGGTTAAGTGCTGGCATGGCCACTGAATCTGACAGTATGTTAAAGGACAGTAGGTGCCACTGTTGAGAGTTGGTAGTTCGTACACCAAACTTAAACTGGTCACACAACTCTGTATTGACATCGTATCGCAGTGTGATCAACCTGCCTTCTGCAATCTTACTGGAGTTCACTGTAAATGGCACCTTGGTTACAGACAAGTCAGCTGGACCAAACACGGCATCTTCTTTAATGGTGTACACCGTTTCACTCTTTGCCTGCTTTTGGGTGGATGTGGTACTCTCTGTGTACGAGTAGTCAATCCCATAAAAGAAGTCGAACCCATTGTCCCCATATGACATGATGCGTAGTTCTACACTATAGTATCGCACCTTGACACTGTTCTCGTTTGAGTTGTACCAAGCACTCTCCCACTGATGCCCATTGTGTGCCGTATCTGTGATAGCCAATGTAACGTTGTCACCAAATGCAGTAATCTGACCGGCCTGGCCCCAATGTGAACTGGAGCTCATAACTTGAAGTGGACCCAACTTGTTTGTTGTTGCATCCAATGCCGGTGTCCAGTTGGGGTCATTGCCCAATAGAAAGTACCCATTAACAGTTGTCGTCATCGCAGACCAATAACTATTGGTAGGCGTTTCTAAATCTGTACGAATAGACCACATTGGATTTTGTGGTGTCAAGTGTAGCACATATCCAAAGTCTGGTGTAGTGGAATCATCCGTTGGCAGGTGCAGCCACACTTCCCTTTCTCTATAGGAGTATGCTGCAATGGCTTTGTGCATCATCGAACGATTAACTCTGCGCAACAGTTTGTCGATGGGCTTGCTTATCTTCTGCATACTTATCGATGCGCCACCGTTTAAGCCACCTGACAGCATCCACACGCCTTGTTCGTTGATAAAAACAACTCCCAACTGTGGTATGACTACGACTGCCTTGCTGGCTACCGTGCCGAGCGTGTTAGTGATAGTGCTAATGTTGTAACTATCTGTATCAAAACTAATAATGTTGATTGCTGATTCCCTAAATACAATCAGATTATTGTAAAACGCTACCAGTTGTGTAATGTCACCACCGGTCTGATTGCCCAGGTCAAAGTATGCCAACGCTCCAAACTGTTCAAAAATGCCTCTATCAGAATAGATAATACGACTACCTGCAGCCAACCACAAACGATTGTCCCATACTTCACCAAACTTCCAATCTGTAGTGATTGCTGTACTGGCCGTGAACGATGGGGCTTGGTCCACTAGAAACCTATCTGGCATGGCATCTATGTAGAATCGACTAGAGTTTTCATCAAGTTGTGACACAAAGTAGTAGAGTTCACCGTTTGTGGCTATCTCTTTGGTGCGATAGATACGTCTGGCTACTACACCTTCTTGACCTATTGGCAAGTCAAGCGCAACACCGTATTCC